TGACGATAAAATTTATATCTTTTTATCAAAAAAGGTTTAGGAACTTTTTTATACTATCATTATATGGTAGGAAATGGTAGTGAATTGTCGCCAAAAGTCGCACAATTATTTCATTGTAAATTATGTGACTATAACTCAAGCAAAAAATATGATTATAACAAACATTTGTCAACCGATAAACACAAACTTAGGGAAAATGATAGTAAAATGGTAGAAAATGGTAGTGAAATGTCTCAAAAAGTCGCTCACTTTGAATGTTTGTGTGGTAATAAATATAAATATGACAGTGGGTATTACAGGCATAAGAAAAAATGCAACAAATATTCAAATCAAGAAATTAATATGTCTGAAGCAGAAATTGCTGTAAAATATCAAGAAAAATTGGACCATCTTACTAATGTGGTCTTGAATGTTGTTAATCAAAACAATGAACTAACAAAAAAAATTATTGAATTGTCATCCAAACCCACAATGACAAACTGTAATAATACAAATAATAGTAATAACAAAACATTTAATCTGCAAATTTTTCTCAATGAACAATGTAAAGATGCTTTGAACATAAAGGAATTCGTTGAATCAATACAAGTTCAAATATCTGATCTTGAAAATACAGGAAAAATTGGATATGTTGAAGGTATAAGCAAAATTTTTATCAATAATTTGGAACAATTGAATACCCATGAAAGACCAATACATTGTTCAGATTCTAAAAGAGAAATATTATATATTAAAGACGATAACCAATGGTCAAAAGATGATGACCAAAAAACAAATTTAACAAAGGCAATAAAACAAATTGCTAATAAAAATATAAAACAAATCAGTGAATGGCAAAAATTAAATCCAGAATATAATGACCCAGATTCAAAACAAAATGATAAGTATATGAAAATTGTATTAAATTCAATGTCTGGTTCCACTCCAGAAGAACAAAAGAACAACATTAATAAAATTATAAAAAATGTTGCAAAAGAGGTTATTATTGAAAAATGATGTTTAATAACTAGTTATTTATTTTGTTACCATATATGATAATAAAATATTAATAGTATTTTGGTAGTATTTTTCAGTAACAAATAAATTATGAAAGTCTAAAAGGGAAATGGATTTTGGACATTTATGACGAAAACGCTGCCAAATACAAAAATATATCAGATAAATTTTGGTTATAAATGTAATGATATATATTTTAACATATATTTTAACATATTTTTTTAACATATTTTTTTAACATATTTTTTTAACATATTTTTTAACATATTTTAACATATTTTAACATTTAAAGTTAAAATATGTTAAAATATATTATATAATGCCAAAAGATAATATTTCTTATTCTAATACTATAATTTATAAAATTTACTGTAAAGATGATACAATTATTGATATATATATAGGACATACTACAAATTTTTTTGTAAGAAAATATCAACATAAATGTGCTTGTAATAATTCTAAAAATCTTTTGAAAATTTATAAAACAATAAGAGAAAATGGCGGGTGGAATAATTGGAATATGGTCGAGATTGCAAAATATAATTGTAAAGATTCAACAGAGGCAAGAATTAAAGAACAAATACATTATGAAGAATTAAATGCTTCATTAAATAGTTGTCCTCCATATGTTGATAATAAAACATATTTTTGTTTAGAATGTAATATACAATGTACAGGTCCAAAAAACTTTAGTGTTCATATTACTTCTAAGTCACATGTCAAAAATAAAAACAATAAAGTAAATCTTGAAAATGCAAATGAACAACTGTCAGAAAAATCGCTAAAAACCTCCAATTATAAATATAATTGCGACACGTGTGATTATAATACGTGTAATTTCAAAGATTATAAAAAACATTTAATTACCTCAAAACATCAACGACTAATAAAAACTAAAAATATATATCCAAAAGTCCCCGATAATAAAGAAGACCGTATATGTGAATGCGGAAAAAGTTATAGACATATGTCTTCGTTATGTAAACATAAAAGAACTTGTGAATTAATAGTTAAACCAATTCAAATCCAAATAAATAAAGAAATAACTCCAGAACTTATTATCGAGTTAATAAATCAAAACAAAGAATTACACAAAACCATTGTTGAACAAAATAAAACTATTATTGAATTGGCTAACAAAGTGGGAACAAATAAAAATATAAGTATATGAAAATCGTATTGAATTCAATGTCTGGTTCTACGGTTGAAGAACAAAAGAACAACATTAGTAAAATTATAAAAAATGTTGCAAAAGAGGTTATTATTGAAAAATGATTATTTGAAGCTTGATTATTTTTGTCGAATTTACATTAAGTAAAAAATTAGTAAATTAAATATATGTATCTGTTAATGATCTTATATATATTAGGTTTTTTCATATTATGTATTATACTATTTTTTGCATATGTTCGTTTAAGATATAAGTTCTGGGCTATACAGCCAGTATTCCATTTTTATGATATATATTATTGGTTTATAAATGTAGGAATTATAAGACATGAATTACCAGAAAAGAACCGATATGTAAATCTTAAACAGATTACAACAAAACTCTTTGAAAACGTTGATGAACTAACATTAAAGCAATTCGTAATATTAATTCAATTGAATTATCTACGTAACAATGAGAACACATTTAGTCCAAAAAAGGAAAATATTGTGCCATATTTTATAGGGCATAATACGAAGACATTTTGGTCATATTATTTGGAACCAGAATTGTTAATCGACAACAAAAATGGTAACACTATTGAAGAGAAAAAAATAATTGGAGTAATAACAAGTAGACCATTGCACGTAAGAATAAATGGATACAGAAAGGATTCAGTATTTGACGTATATTATGTGGATTATTTGTGTGTCAATAGAGGGTACAGAAAGAAGAATATAGCACCACAAATGATCCAAACACACGAATATAATCAGTCTTTACAAAATAGAAAAATAAGTGTTAGTTTGTTTAAGAGAGAAGAAGAATTAACAGGTATAATTCCGTTAACGGTCTACAAAACATACTGTTTTAATATGAGAAATTGGAACCAACCGAAACAAATGGATGCAAGGATTAGTTTGTTAACTGGAGACAAGCAGAATATATATTATTTGTATAATTTTATAAATGAAATGACAAAAAATGAAATGACGAGAAAATGGGACATAACTATTTATCCGGAGATAAGCAATATAATGGAATTGGTTGCAACAAAAAACTTATATGTGAAAATGTTAGTTATAAACGGAAATATAGAGTCGGTCTATATATTTCGCCGTTTATGTCTATATATAGAAGCTAATGCCGAAGCAATATCGTGTATAGCTTCAATAAAAGGACCAACATTGTTAAACGATGAATTCATACAGGGGTTCAAAGTGTCGCTATGGTCAATCATCAAAGAGCATAACGAATTCAAATATTTAAATGTGGAAGATATAAGCGATAATACGGTTATAATAAATAATTTGTCAATTAGAACGCATCCGATGATAGTGTCGCCGTCGGCGTATTTTTTCTATAATTTCGCATATAGTCCCTTTAAGTCAGAAAAGTGCTTAATAATAAATTAAAAAACTTTTTTACAACGTATAAATATCTATATTTCAAAATTAATTATATTACGCGGTTAAACGTTATTTTCTTCCTTTTCTTCTGCCTTTAGTCTTTTTACCCAAATTGTAACAAACCTTTCAGATGTTTTATCATTGATATCCTCATAACAGACATAACGACGGTAAGCATATTCTCCAATTTTAAGATCAGATAATTTTTTATCCATATTACTACCTTCGTTTGTTGTTGTTGTAAATTTAAGAATTTCGGCTAATGAATGCACTTTTAGAGTTGTCGTAGAACACATTTTGAACCCATCATCATTTGTAGTATAAGTTGATACTCGTTTTGCTCCACAAACTTTAGCATACGCTTCATTATCTTTTTGGTTATTAAATACTCTATGACCACGTTCAAACTCACCACTATTTACCTTTGGTAAAGAGACAGATTCCAAGTTAGAAATATGCTTTGGTGACAGCATTGTTGTAAGATTTGAATTTACATTTCCTTTTATTTTCTTGAATCCTGCCGTTTGATAAGAGTTTACACCAAATGGGTCATTAAATGTTTTTTCGTATTCTTCAACTGCTTTAATTGAAGTTCTATACGGCCCAGTTATATGCCCATCTTCAATAATAACACGCCAATATCCAGTCATACGCCCAACCAAACCTTGAATTTGTACATTGTTATCAACGATTTTTGTGTAAAGTTCAAGTGTCGCCCCAATACGCAGTTTCCAACGATTTGGAATGAGATTTGCTCTTCGAAAGAAACCTTTTACTCCAAGAACAATGTGTTGGGTTAAAGGTTCTATGAAAAGCTCATTAATGTCATTTTCCGAAAGTCTGTCAGTTGATGTATGATTTCTAAATGAGACCCCTTTAGAAATACACGCATTCTGAACTATATTAACATTTTTTGCGGTTACACGAACAAGATGAACTCTAAAATCTTTTTTTGTTGTATTTTTTTCCGGATTACAAATTGTACACATACACGGGTTTTTATAATAATCTAGAATATCTTCTTGAACCCATTTTTCAGAAGCTTCTTTCTCATTTACAGCGTAAAACTCCTTCAAAATTCCTTTATTTAAGAAATCCTTATGACCTATGTATGAAGATGGAATAGTCATTTTATACAGTTTATGGAGGTCTCCCCATTTATAAAGATCATAAAGTTCTTTAATCATTGTAGCACTGATGAATATAAATCTATTATTATGTTCATTCATATGTTTTACATCTAAAATACCTGCTTCCTTTAAAGTATTATGAAGAACTTGAAACTCTTTATCTCCAGTGTCTATTTCATCAATAATAATTAGACTATTATTGATATTTATTAATTCTGATCTTGACAGTTTACCGTGATGAAATATTTTGTCCTTGAAACAGCTCGGAGCCTTATCAATCATATCTTTTTCCCACCCAGCATTACTCATACCTGTAAGTATTCTTACGTTCGCAGGATTGACTACAAAAGAATCGTCAGGATGAGTTGTCATAAGTTTTGCGATTTCATACATATAACCATCTGCTCCAACCTTGGTCTTCTTTGTAATGCTAAGAACACGACACTGTGTTGTATGAAATATATTAACACAATTTTGTGCATCTTCTTTTTGATTTGGAAATATATATTCTTGAGTCGCTTTAACATCTCCTTCTAAATAAAGAAGATTATTATATGCTACGGCAGAGTTATATGACTGCATAACATTCTCTCGTCTTGCACCTATTAATAATGTATTATTAGACATTTGTTAAGAACCTTGTTGTAAAAACCTCAAATGTATTTTATGAGTTCAATTTTTTTTAATAATATAAAACGGATTTCCGCAATACATACAAGTCTGTATATTATTGAGAGCAGGTGACTGTAAACTGGGGTTCAGTTTCAAACATTTGCTACACGTATTTATATGAGATAAAGTGTTTATATTTTTGTTAGTTCTATCTTTATAAAATAGGTAATTTCTGTATCCTCTAAACATAGTTATAATTCATAGTTATAAAATAAAATAGATTTATTAAAATAATATATAAAAATAACATATAAAATTAAGTTAAATATATAAATAAGATGTTAAGAACATATGAAGCTAATTTTTCGGTTGCGCTTTATTCGCTAGGCACTTATGAATATAATGAGGAAGAAGACATAAATTATTCTGAAATT